GCCATAAGCTATTTAGTTTCCTTTTTCTCTTTAGTCTCTGATTTAGATACTGCTACTAATATAGCTTTAATATCTTTAATCTCTTCTCTAAGTTCTTTAATTTGGTTTGCTAACCACGTTGGATTAATTGCCATAACTCCTCCTATACTACCCAACTATAATCTTGTTCGGGTAAATCTTTACTCCACATTCCATCGTTCCCTGTATATACTGGTTCAGTAACGACCCCATATCTAAAAGCATCACTTGCGTGTGATGTCCAGTCGTGGACAGGTTTCTCCGACCATATCCTCTTCTTATCATCATACTGACTACGATATTGTAGCAGTGCTTCTAGTCCTGTTTTGGTTTTAACTTCGTCAAACCAACATTTGTTTAAGAAAGTTCTAGTAGCGTTGATACCATCCATCACCTTTAACTTAGGTGCTATCTGAAAATCTATACCAAGACTAAATGCTATATCTTGTCTAGACTTACCAGTAGAAAATTCTCTAACTACTATATCGTGTGGTGCAACGTGTGCCCCATAACGATAACCTTTCTGATTAAGTACATCAATATAGTGCGGTAACCCTTCCCCACTATTTTCATAGTAATCTATTATGTGTACGGCTTTGCCTATTCTCTGAGCAAACCATATAGAAGTAGAATCTGATACACCTAAGTCCCACCAAGTCTCTACTTGTTTAGATGGGTCGTAAGGTACTTTACCTATTCTTTCCTCATCATACGCTTTCTCAATCTCTTTAGCGTAGTATGCACCTCTTAGGGCAGCAGACCAAGAACATTCATATTCTTGTTCATACTCTGTCTCTGCCATATCTTGACGTGCCATCTCTAGTTCTTCATCATCTAGTATGCCCGTCTCAGATGCTTTAAATAAAAATCTAGCCCAACCTTTCTTCTCAGCTGCACTATGATAAATATCATAAAATTCGTTCTTACCTTTAGGAGTCCCAATAAATATTGCCCACCCCTTTCTATCTGATAATGCAGGACGTATAACCTCTGTATACATCTTAGGATTCATCTGAGCATATTCGTCTAGGATGACACCATCCAGATAAATACCTCTAAGAGTATCAGGGTTGTCAGCTCCATATAACTGTATTCTTGCTCCTAAGAAGTCAGCTCTAAGTTCTGCTTCGTTAAACTTTATATCAGGAAAAACTTTACATAAACGCTTTAGTTCATCCCAGGCTACTGTTTTTGCTTGTTTGAATAGTGGTGCAAGATATGCAAATCTAGGTGCACGCTTACCTTCTTTAATTGCTTCAACCGCTGACTTAATCATATGGTTGATTGCAAATACAGTTTTACCAAATCTTCTGTGACAAACAACTACATTAAATCTTTCTAAGTTAGAATGTAAGTGTGCTTGTAATTCTCTAGGAGTATAGGGTATTACTATACTCTTTCTTTTCTCCTCCTGTTGCATAATTAGTGTATGCTATCCTCGTCCCTTTTATTAGCATCTGCAAAGTCTGCTTCATCTTCAGCCCAACTAATATCAAATGCTTTATCTTCGTGGACAATATGTTGTTTAGGTGTCCACCCTGCTTGTGTCTTAAGCCAGAATGTAGTCATAGATGGAGACTGACCACTAACTGCCATCTCATATGCTACACCTGCAACTCTAGCAGTACGTTGTTCTCTTGCGGTCTCTAGTGTTGCTTTATAATATTTAACTAGTGTGCCTATAGATACACCCATAATCTTGGCGATAGTATGTTGGTCCAAACCAATCAACACCATCTCTTCTACTTTCTTATAGTCGTCATCTGTAGGGCTGTACTTAGTAGTAGTCCTTCTTGCTTTCTTACCACCAGCAGCACTACTTTCTTTAGACAGACCCCCTGTAGGTCTTCCTTTAACTCTTTTTACTTCGATTGTTACATCAGATGGAACTTTACCTGTCTCTGCTGCACCAGCATACTTAGCTTCATCTAATATCTTTGAATCGACATCTTTATATTTTTTAGACATAACAATATTATACCATAAATTTAGTTAGACATTAAACTATATTTTAGTTAGGGTCTACTATAGTGTTAACTATGTTAGTATTCATTAGTTGATTTGTTAGTTAGTAGGTAAG